AAAGATGAACTTGCAATGTTGCAACTCTTTTTTAACTATTGTATAAATAAACAACTCTAATGCCGTACATAGCCGAAATAGTCGAGATGCTTAATTCTGATTTGCAGTCGGGCAAACTCACTGACGGCAAACGGTTCACGAACCAACTCAACGGGCTTTCTGAACTTCAACCCGTTAATGAATCAGATCAGCGCACCGTGCCTATCCTCGTATCACAACGGGATTTCAGCACGTTTGCGGGGTTTGATGATAGATTCAGTTTTCGATGCTATCACCGCATCATAGGTATTCAGAACGAAGAATCACCCTTGTCGTATGGTGATGGTGCAACCAACGGTCGGGAAGTAGCACAGATGCGAATGGTTGTTTTTGCTGATAAACAGCGTACACGACTGAATCAATATGATCTAGGCTTCATGGTCAGGTCATCCCTCAATAAGCAATACTTAGGTGATACCTTACTACCCTACAACGGATTGTTGGGCGTAACGGTTGAAACCACAGAAGATAATTACAATGGCATTGAGATTTGGCAACAGGAGTATTCCTTTGATGCCAACGCATACCCCGTAAGGATGCACCAATGCCTGTTTACGATTGATTACAACATAACCACAGATTATAATAATGAGTGTATAACCTCTTGCCTTGAGTGTTAACACAACATAGATATGTCAGTATATTATCCATCAGATTCAGGATGCGGAAGCGGAGGCGCAATACCTACTTATTCCTGCAATCCTTGTCCATCCTACGAGTACGGGCGTATTCGTTCGGTGGCATTCGTTAAAAGCACGTTTTCATTCACCGACCCCACCAATCCTACGGAATGGACTACGGGCATCGACAACGGTGACATCATTGTAATTTGGCAAACACAGGGCAGTTATGACGGAGGTACAACCTCTGAATTAGCAGGGTTCGGTGATTCCGAGTTTACCAATGGTGGAACATCCCACGTGCTGAACTTCAAAGACCCGAACTACTTGGAGAACTGCGATTTCTACACGCAACTTAAATACTCATCAGAGTACTCCATTGCGTTCAGAACATCATCAGCAGTTCACCTTGCCAACGCACCCGTGACCATCACTCCAAAGAATCCCGTAGCGGATGACTTGAAGAGCAATGTGGTTTGGGACGTTACTGTAAAATGGCAGAATCCTGATTCACCATGTCCGTACACGACACCTGCGGGAATCTTTGATCGCTGCTACATCCCTTTGTAATATCGCCTCCCGTACCTGAATTATGTTACTGGGAGGCTGTTGCGACAAGCGGATTGGATTTACCACCAACTGAAATTGAAATACTTGATTCAGGAGGTATAGTAATCGGAGGCTCAAGTATATTCACTACTTCACCTGATAACACTGCAACGGTAGAATCTGAATTAGCTGCGTATTTAGTTGCTGATGGATACACTGGTGCAACGGTTGAGTTAACGTATACTGCCCCTGCAACATTTACAATCATAGTATTTGATGCAGATATGACAGGTAACAGTATTAGGTTAAAAGCGGATGGTGCATATATTGGCGAGTTTAATTACAACTGCGAAGAACAGGAGTTACTTCTACTTGAAGATGGCTTACCTATTCTGCTTGAAGACAGCAATTACATATTCTTAGAGTAATCACTGTAAAACAATGGGACAAAAAATATCAGAATTAACCGATGGGATAACGGCACAGGGAACAGACCTTGTGCCTATTGCCCGTCTTTCAGGCGGGACGTACCTTAACCGTAGGTTATCACTTGGCGACCTTTCCGCACTCCTTACCAACATCACCATCACGGGCGGGGATTCTCTTCGCTTTGCTGATTTTGGCGATGGGGTAAATACGGTCGGAACGGGAACACCCCGAACGCTATCTAGTTTGGGATACAGTGACGGATCAGCCGCTACACAATTTCCACTCACCGCTTCGGCATGGGGTGGCATCACCGCATCAGCAGTCGACTACGATACAGCCTGTATTCAGGAATCGTTTTTACATATTGCGGCTTCTGGAAATAGGTTCAGGTATTTGGTAGCAGGTGCAGGTGATTTCATCCTGTCAGGGCATGAAGTGATACTGCCAAGCTACAAAGGTACAGGGACATCAGGCTATCCTAATCAGTTCGTATTTGATGGTCAGGGTTGCATCTTCTTTTGCAGAGGCACACAGATATACGGCTTCACATCGGACATTGCAGATCAGACAGAAGCAAGCGCACAATCTATCTTTAATACGTGGGCGTGGTCTAACTGTAAAATTGTGCAGGGTGCAGGCGGAACAGTTGAGATCGGAATGAGATTGGGAGCCTGTCGCTCACTTAACATGACTAATGTTGAGTTTGAGGGATTTGATTCACACGGATTTGTTGGTGGATTCTTACTGAATGCGCTATTCACCAATGTAAATACAAACTTCTGCGGATCATCAGGAATAAAAATTGACAAAGGTTGGTGGAGCGGTGCGGGATATAGTATTTCAGGAAATCAACCCATGTTCATTAATTGCCGTTTCCGTACAACAGGCACTACACAAATTGGAGCGCATATTATCGGGACAGATAGCTGTGAGTTTTACCGCTGCACTCTTGAAGGTTCTGATGGTGCGTATGGTATCTACATCGACAATTCTGTGACCACCGTAGCGAAGAACGTTGTTATTAATGGCGTTCATGCGGAGATCGGGGACGGTAATAAGTACACCAACGCTATCATCGGTATCAAAGGATCAGACCCATTTACCTGTGAAGTACGTAGGGTATTTTGGCAGAGTTCCGACACCAATGTAATCCTAGTTGAATCCGAATCCACCAACGGTACTAACCACATCGTACTACGTGACTGCCTGACTAACCAAACATGGAAGTTAAAGCAGATCAATACTACAGGCGGTACTTCCTCATGGGATATGAAGAACGTAACCCTGCAAGGAAATCCAACGGATGCGGCTGATGTACGGGACACGGTCGGATTTCCGAACATTTGGGCTACTGCAACAGTGCCAACATCAAACCGAGTAAGATTTGAACCACCAATGAACTAAAACTATATGACAAACAAAACACTGAAACTAATCGGAGCGATCATGCTCATGCTCTGCCTCATCGCAGGGATATTCACTAAAGGAAAAGCACAGGACTTATCACAGGGGCGTATCTTCACCCGTTCGGTAATGCCAAGCGGAACTATTCAGGGATTCATCGCTAACCGTGACATCCTCATTGTAAACGGTCAGCAATACTATTACAGTGGAGGTTGGAAGCCTGTAAGCATTATAAAAGGCGAAAAGGGTGATAAAGGCGATACGGGTGCGACTGGACCAGTCGGACCACAAGGACCACAAGGTCCACAAGGCGAAACAGGTCCACAAGGTCCTGCGGGTTCGGGGAGTGGTGGGATTACAACCATCTTCAACTTCGGGGTTAAATGGGCAGGAACGACTACTGAATTTTATTCGGCACTTAACTCCACCTCCACCCGTGCGATATACCTGTATAATGATTTCACAGCCTCCACAAAGTTTAGTTTTGCAAAGAACTATTCACGTATATTCCTGATTGAAGGAAACAGCGCAAAGGTTACAGTAACATCCGATACATTATTCACCCGTACATACGCATCTTTATCAGAGGCGAATGCAGGGATTGATATGCAACTCCGCATCAGTAACGTGGAATTTGTTGGCAACGGATCAAATGTATGTATTGCAGTACAGGCGAATTACGGGGCAAAGATCGAAGGGTGCAGATTCTCCAACTTTCACACCGCATACAAAGGCGGTTGGACTATGGGAACTATTATTGAACAATGCTACTTCTGGGAGAATTACATCAGCATCGACTTAGATTATGCTCGTTTCAGTGGAGGCAGTAACTCCGCATCGCAGTCTAACCATAGCATTGTAAGGGATTGTAAATTCAGAAACACTGCAGGTGATTTCGCCTCCATAAAAGCAACTGCTGTCAGTGGATTACAGGTACTACACTGTATTTTTGAAGGAGTACAAGCGGGTGGTGATTACGATATTTACTTCGATGATAATTCATCCAACGTAGTAAAAGAGTTTTTCAGCTACGGCAACCATCACGAACATCAGGCGAAGATAGCCGCATACTATGTCCGATTAAAAGACGGGTATGCGCAGGTAGGTGGTGTTTATTCGCAGTACGATCAGACCCTGATAAAGTTTGAATCCAGTGCATACGCTAAAATGGTAGTAAGTGAAATACCTTACCTGACATCGGGAACAAAATTTGAGAACGTGAACGGTGCGGGGCGTTGGGAGTTTGTCAACCCTCCTGCTACATTCCTCATCACCGATGCTACTAAATGGGTAGGCTCTATTCCATCGCTTACTTCGATTCAGGGGTACGATACCAACGGACAGAAAAAATACATTCAGGGCGTAACCGTGAAATAACCATGACGCACAAAATCCAAATCTATCAGGGCAAAAAGGGCGGATGGTATATCCGCGTCGTTGCCAAGAATGGAAAGATTGTAGCCGATGGTGGTGAGCCGTATGCAAATAAAGCAAATGCCTTGCGTGCTATCAAACGCTTAATGAGTAACATCTATTCAGCAAGTATTGAGGTGATATGAACGAAGTACCCGCTAACGTCACCTTCCTGATGACACCTGAATTAACACAGTTTATGATATGGGCTGTATGCGCTATCGTAACGGGACTTACAACGGGAATCATCTTCCTGTATAAAGACAACCGTAAAGAGCGTAAGGAGTATATGGAGAAACTACTTACAGTGGTTTCAGGCAATACAGAGGCATTCAATCAACTAAAACTGACTAATCAACGCCTGTGTGATATAGTGGATCGCACAGAACGCACATCGCAAAACCTTGAACGCTTAATACTCGAAAAATTAGATAGGTGATATGCCCGTTAACGTGGTGGTACTTTATACAATCTACGCCCTCGAAATCCTATCACTGATGGGCTGTTTAGGATACGTTGCCTACTTACACGTAAAGCGGGAAACTTATGTGAATCCCTATCTGAAAGGAAGGCGGTTAAAAGTTGGGGCAATACTTCCCTTAGTGTGGATTACCTACGTAATGATGGATGCCTATATCGTACATCGTGCAGGTAGTCCGATTCAATGGCAGATTCCATCGTTTGCGGTGAACCTGAAAATAGTATTACAAATCCTTAGCCTTATTGGTAGTATCATACTTGCTCTACTACTCATGGGCTGTAAATTCGGAGGTAAATGAATCAAGAACGTATTGTAATAGGTGAGCAGATCGTAAGGATAGCCACCAATGAAATCGGATACAGTGAAACTCCTATAAACTCCAATAAAACCAAGTACGGGCAATGGTTTGGACTGGATGGGGTCGCATGGTGCGGGATATTCGTTTCATGGGTTTATACTCATGCAGGGTTACGGCTCGGAAATATAGGATTCAAAAAGGGGTTTGCAGGTTGCCAAACAGCAGTTGCCTACTTCAAAAAACAGGGTTCGATTACCAAAGAACCGATGATCGGTGATATTGTTTTCTTTGATTGGAATGGTGATGGCAGATTTGACCATACGGGCATTTTTGTACGACAGATAGATTCATCCTCATTTGAAACCATAGAAGGCAATACATCGCTTACTAATCAATCTAACGGAGGTCAGGTAATGCGTAGGATGCGTAAATACTCAACCGCAATATTTGTTCATCCACAACCATCAGTTATAAAACCATGACCGTCACCATCCCCAAAGGCTCACACTACTCATCTGGGCTTAGTCTTGGATCACTTCACTTCGGCACAAAGGAATTAGCCTTCGCAGTTAATTTCGATGAATCCTGTTTAGCGTTAAACGGTATTCAGAAATGCGATGGTGATTTTAACAAACTATTCGGATTCAGCTACGGACTACATCAAACTAACTCTGTCCGTATCGGATGGAAAGCAGTTGGTGACAGAATCCGAGTTGCAGGGTATGTTTATCAGAATGGAGTACGAACTATCAAAGGCTTTGGTTGGGTGAACCCTGAACAACTTACCATCATAAGCATTCAGCACGATACACAGGCGGGTTTAGTATGGTTTACCTGTGGTGACAAGGTACTTTCACTGCCTTACACCGCATCACCATCAGTAGGCTACTACCTGAATCCGTACTACGGAGGGGATTGCAACGCACCCGAAACCATGTATATTGAAATGAATCGTGTGCCTGTACCTGCAAGGGCGTTGGTGAATAAGGCTATCGAGTTTGAGGACGTTGACCCGACAGAACAATCCACGCCCCGCAACATTCCCAACATCATTTTTTGGCTAGTCGCTCACAGCATTATCTGCACGGTAATATTCTCCTTCATTGTCGATGAATACATCGGTGCGTATGGTATTGGTGTAGGGGTTCTATCCTACTTGCTCATTCAGTATTACCGTAAAACAAAAGGAAGTAAATCAATATTTAATCATGGCTAAAAAACCATTCAAAGAAACTAAGGTCGGGAAGTTCCTGAAAGACAAAGGAGGCGACCTACTCGATACAGCGGGTTCGCTCATTACAGGGAACTGGGTGGATGCAGCGGGTCAGATCAAAGACCTCATTACAGGGTCATCCAATCTGTCACCCGAAGAAAAGGAAGTAGCCTTAAAGTATCTTGAACAGGACTTGGAAGCGTTCAGGATTGAAGTTGATGACCGCAAAGATGCCCGTAACCGTGAAATACAGATCAGCACTTCCCCAGAAGCTACGTGGTTGAATAAGAACACGGGTAGCATCATTGCACTGATCTTTGTTGTATTCACCTGCACACTGTATATCCTCGTGCTTACACGTCAGCTAAATGCGTCAGAGAATATCACGTTCAGCGTGGTGTCATCCGTGACATCCATCACGACCCTAATCATCGGGTATTATTTCGGATCATCTCGGTCAAGTGCCGTGAAAGATGCGACCATTGGAAGACTTACAAAATAGTAGCGTTCTTATAAGTATCAGACAGCAGTTTACCGTGAACCCGTCCTAAGTGGCGGGTTTTTTAATTACTGTAATTCAATTATTTATATTATCTGACCGACATTGATGTCGGAGAGATAGAAAATGTTGTATATTTGCCTCGCAACGTAAACGGGTAGGAGCGATTACGTTGGCTAAACGGCTAACCATTAAAGCCCCTTCATCACTCCTACGATGTTGGGGCTTTGTTATTTTATGGAATACACAGAGTTCTTAGAAAGGAAGCGACACACGACAGGAGAATATGGTTTTAATGCTATTTATATGCCTGACATTGCTTTCGATTTTCAGCAGTTTATTATTGAAAAGGCAATCAGAAAAGGCAGGATAGGGGTGTTTGCTGACACTGGACTAGGAAAGACACTTATCCAACTCTCTATTGCTAATAATGTAGTTCTGCACACCAATAAACGGGTGTTGATATTAACTCCTTTAGCAGTTGCATTTCAGTTTATGTTGGAAGCGGAAAAGTTAGGCATAGATGATATTGAATATTCAAAGGACGGGAAATTTACAAAGAAGATTGTTATTTGTAATTACGAACGGTTGCACTACTTTAACTCCGATGATTTTACGGGTGTTATTCTCGATGAAAGTAGTATCCTTAAAAACTATGACGGTAAAATTAAATCACAAGTAACCGCATTTGTAAAAAAGATACCATACAGATTCCTTTCTACTGCGACACCATCACCTAATGACTATATTGAGTTGGGTACAAGTTCAGAGGCGTTAGGGTACATGGGATACATGGATATGTTGGGAAAGTTTTTTAAAACAAATCAGAACAGCGTTGACAGTAATAATAGAAACATAGGGGAAAAATTCTACCTTAAACCTCATGCTGAAAACGATTTTTTTGCATGGGTTAACCAGTGGTCTATCATGTGTAAAATGCCGTCCGATTTAGGATTTAGTAATGATAGATATATTTTGCCCGAACTTATAAATAATAAGCACGTAGTACACAATGATAGTTTAGTCAACATTGATGGTCAACTGCAAATGTTTAACGTGGTGGCTAAAAGTTTTCATGAGGTGCGACATGAGCAAAAGCAAACAGAGGAAAAGCGGTGCGAAAAGGCTATTGAATTAGCAAGTGGCAAAACCTCTGTATATTGGTGCAACACGAATAACGAAAGCGCAATACTTAAAACATCGGATTCAGAGGCTGTGGAAATTATAGGCTCACAATCTATCGACAAAAAGGAAGAGATATTACTAGCCTTCGCAAATGGTGAAATAAAAAGACTGATTACAAAGGCGAAGATTACATCTATGGGGTTGAATTGGCAACACTGCAACCACACCGTATTTTTTCCTACATGGTCTTATGAGCAATACTATCAGGCTATACGTAGGTTTTGGAGGTTCGGGCAAACTAAAGACGTGGTGTGCGACATGGTAATAAGTGACGGACAAACAAGGGTATTAGAAGCACTACAACAGAAAACAGAAAAGGCAATCCAACTGCACAAAAAACTAACCGAAAACGTTAATAGATCATTCACACATAACACTAAAGAGTTCAACAAACAAATCACACTCCCATCATGGTAAAAGAACAATTAATAACAGATCAATATGCAATCTACAATTCAGATTGTATGTATGTAATGCCACAACTAGCAGATCAATCGGTTGACCTTTCAATCTATTCGCCTCCATTTGCAGGACTTTACAATTACAGCAGTTCCGCAAATGATTTCAGCAACTGCGAAAGTAAAGAACAGTTTTTGCAACAGTATGAATATTTAGTGGCAGAAATTGCACGTGTAACAAAAGCGGGTCGCATCACTGCTGTGCATTGTACGGACGTATTTGATAATACGTGCAGGCTATGGGATTTCCCTCACGAAATCATTAAGATTCACGAGCGACACGGGTTTGAGTACCGTAACCGCATTACCATTTGGAAAGAGCCGCTAAAGGTACGAATAAGAACAATGGTGCAGAGTTTAATGCACAAATTTATTGTAGAGGATTCTACAAAGTGTTTTACAGCAATGCCCGACTACGTTCTTGTGTTTACACGAAAAGGGGAAAACAAAGTGCCAGTAGTACACAAGTACGGTATCAACCACTATGCAGGAGAAACACCAATACTGCCAAACATTCAACGGGCGTGGAATAATGCCAATAAAACCAACTACAACGCAGATCAGTTGTGGAAGCACCTAAATGCAATCAATGAGGATGATAAGATCACTAAACTCAATCACTACATTTGGCAACGGTACGCATCATCTGTATGGGATGATATTCGTAGTGACAATGTACTACCATTCCGTGACAGTAAAGAAGACGACGATGAAAAGCACGTACACCCATTACAACTCGATGTTATTGACCGATTAGTGGAGCTATATAGCAATCCTAATGAGGTTGTTCTTACTCCGTTCATGGGTGTCGGTTCAGAGGTTTACAGCCCTGTCAGTATGGGACGTAAAGCGATCGGGATAGAACTAAAGGATAGCTACTTTAAACAGGCTATAATAAATCTAAAGTATACGGGTTCACGGTTTACTAATACTGACCAAGCCACACTGTTTGACGAATCACCACAGGAAATCGAAGAAATGTAACCCCAACCCCTCCATGTGAGGGGTTTTTCTTTGCCCTAACTGAAAATTTCCACTTTCATTATCAATCAGTTACAAATATATTACACAAATATGTAACTATATACTTGTATAATCATATAACTACTGTATATTTGCAGAGTCAAACAAACAAAAACACAAGGACATGAACTACAATCTTAAAGTAACAGAAACAAACAACAAGGCAGCTAAATACTTTTACGAAATCCAAGATGAAGCTGGAAACACATTGGTAGACAGAAGAAGCAACCGAGAATATGTTGCCGCAACGATAGACGGAAGATTCTTTTTTGGTAGAATTGATCTGATAGGTAAAGGGGATCATGGTAGACAGATTAAATGGCAACAGAAAGAAAGCCGAGAAATAACACCGATAGCTTACAAAAAATAACCACAACGGGGCGCAGCATCCTACACTGCATTTACAATGATCTACCCCCTCACAATCATCGGACTCATCATCTTCATCGCCTGTGGAATGGAGGCTGTAAAACAGATTAATAATTCACTATGAAACAATACACACCTAGCATGATTAAACTCATCGAAAAGTCACTAATTCACGGTGACAAGAAGCGAATAGCCGATGAGTTGGAACTGTCACAACTGACAGTGCAGAAAGCCTTTAATGACAAGGCACTAACACCTACTAACCGTCGCATCTTTGAACACGCTGAAATGATGATTCAGCAACATAAGGAGCGATTTAAAGCAGTAAAGGCATGAGCATTACAGACGCACAACGCAAACTATCTCAAATCGCAGGTAACGCAGTTGACAAACTCCACAGAGCCATGAATCCACTGACCTACACCAAGCGGGTAGTAGTTACCCTTGAGTTCGACATCGAAGTAACAGTAGAGGAAGCAGAGCAGGAGAATGGATTCGATGGACGGCATGACTATCAATACGATTCGGATAAGGTAAAACGACAACTTCACGAAAAAATTGAGGAACAATTAGCACCGTAACCATGCACACACTCATCACAACTTCCTTCACTATCTTCATGCGATTCATGGAGAACAACCCGAAAGCCGACACGGGTATCTATGTCGGAAAATCAGGACAGTTAATGTATTGGATAGGCAAATGAACCCCATCACAGAAGGAATATTAGCCGTACTCGGATTGGTGGCAATATTCTACATAGTCGGATTAATCAGATCACTCACACCTAAATACAGGAATCGCAAATGAACAAAGACCTTCTAAAGCGCATGATTCGGGAATACTTCGACACCATCGACACCCGATTCAGGTCGGAACTGCAACGGCAGGATGAACGGGAGCAGGTCATCGAACTTGCATACGAAGCGGAACTAGACACCGCATTTATTAACGAACTTAAACTGGATAACAATTTCAACGAAGCGTAAACAAATGACTAACACGAAAGAACTCCCATTAATTTACTCCGCTCTATGTGCAATCATGGAGGCAATAGACCCCATTGCAAAGAGTAAGCGCAACACACAGCAGAACTACAATTTCAGAGGCATTGATGATGTGTATGCTGTTTTAAATCCCATGCTTGTAGCTAACAAGGTGGTGATTATCCCCGAAATGATGAGCCATGAAATCACACAGTTTGAATCTAAGAATGGTGGTGCGTTATTCCGTGCCATTGTGCAGGTGAAATACACCATCGTACATTCACAGGATAACAGCAGTATTGAAGTAGTGGTGTTTGGGGAGGGGATGGATAGCGGTGACAAAGCCACTCCGAAAGCGTTTAGTGTTGCCTATAAGTACATGGCATTCCAACTGTTCTGTATCCCTGTGGATACAGGTGATGACGTAGAGAATACGCACCATGAAACCGTATCAGCACCACAAACACCATCAGCACCAAAGCCTAGTAAATGGCTGAACAAGACAACGAAGGACGGTAAGATTACGCAGGAGTGGCAGAATATGCTTAACGGCATTGATCTGGGAACAGTAACAAGCCTTGCAGACATTCTAAAATACTATCAGGTGAACAAGGAATGCAGAGCAGAAATTGAAGCCTTAATAAAAGCAAAGAAATGACACAATCAATCGAAATTGATGACGCAGTGGTGTATGCCACCCCATCCAAAGAAAAGGCGCAGGAGATCGCAGACCGCCTCGTTAACGCCTGTACCATTGACGGCACAATGAATCCCCTCGATGTATTAATCAAAGTACGGTGGGCGCAATCCATCCTCAACACCGTAGCCGAAGGAATCCTTTCTGCCTGTGTAGATGAGGCAAGTAAATACGCTAAAGGTGAACGCATCACCATACACGGTGCGGAGTTAGCTATGAAGGAAGCGGGTACTAAGTGGACGTTTGACGGATGCGGTGATCCCGTGTACCGTGACCTTACGGAGAAATCAGGAGCGATGAAAGACATGATTAAAGACCGTGAAACGTTCCTGAAATCATTGAAGCAGACAACTACCATCGTAGATGACACCACAGGCGAGGTCGTAACCATTGCGCCTCCTGTTAAATCATCCAAGACCATAGTAGAGGTTAAATTCAAGTAAAGTGGATACGTTCTTCGGTGCTGTCGTTGATGGGAAACTCGTATTGGATGCACGTTCTGCATTCCTGCAACGGGTCAAAGAGATGGACGGAAATCAGGTAGTGTTGTATTTATTTCAGCACCGAAGACGTACAAATCAACAAAATCGTTATTATTGGGGTGCAGTTGTGCCGATTGTACGTGATGGAATGAAAGCACTAGGTGTTGAATTGTCAACAGACGGGGTGCATGAGTTGTTAAAGTTTCGATTTCTCAAACAGGAACTAACAACCAATGATGGTGAAATAATACAGACGGTGCGATCTAGCACGGAGTTAACGCCACAAGAATTTAACGATTTTATTGCAAGTATTCAACAATGGTCAGCGGAGTATCTTGGTATAGATATTCCCGACCCAAATGAACAAACAACACTATCCATCTAATGCAACTCCCTATCGACTTCAACACACCGCAAAACACTGCCGAGAATCAGATGCAGTACGATGCGATTAAGCACCGCTTCGGGGCGCAATGTCAGAGGCTGTATGAATGGCTAAGAAGTGGTAAGTCTATCACCGTCAAGGAAGCCATGAATGAACTCAACATCGGTGATCCGAGAGCAAGGATTCGGGATTTAATTGAAAGAGGTGTTGACGTAAAAAACCGATTAATTGAAGGCAGAAGTAAAGAATATTATTTAGAAAACTAACTAACCATGAACCCAACCCTACTAGCCAAAATCAAAGCACTCAACCCCACACAACCATGAAACACGACTTAAAAAACCTTTGCAATGACGGTCTTATAAATTCCTGTAAGAAGATTGCAGAATTAATTCCGACCCAATTAGAAGCAGATCACCTCACCGAACTCATCACCCGCTTCGAGCGACTTTCACTCGGACAACAAGCCGATGAAGCCTGTAAGAAGGCAGAAGAACTGCAACAGCATCAGCAACAAGATGATGAAGTCGAGGCGTTGGCGAGGGAGATATTTGTAAATACAGATAGATGGGATGCTCATAGTGCTTTTGATTTAGCACAAGACTTCATCAACCACCGCAATGAAAGGAGAACCAAAAACAAGCACGACTGATGGAAGAGAAGACACTAATTAGAATAGAAGTATTAAACTTGACTTCTAATGCTTGGAAAAAAATTGACGAAATAACATTTAATGGTTATCAGATAAATGTTACGCCAAAAGAACTGATAGACTTAATTGGATTTGATGGTGGCAATTTTTTATCAGGTAAATTAAATCAGGAAGAGAAAGAATTTGTTGATGCCTACTATAAACTTGGTAGTGAACTAACCCGCTAACCCACCGAGCGGATTGACGGTAGGGAGAAGAGAATGAAACATGGCAACACCTAGAAACATCACCAACGAAGCCGTAACAAAGGCGCAACTAGAATCCGATTACTATTGGATGCTCACACATTGGGAAAAGCAAGGCATTAAAGCAACACCAACGCACGCCCTACGTAATTACGCATTCAGGGAGTATAAGCGCATCAAAGAGCAGTGTCAGGAGCAGATTGACGCAACAGGCAAAGCGAATGATACATTCCTGTCCCGTAAGATGACGTGGCACAACATGACCGTATTCCTGCACTGCATCGTAACGCATCCGCTGTATATGTCAGAGTTGGCGCATATTGAAAATCGAAAGAATCTGAAAATACCACCAGTGTATCAACAATTAAGTGAATTAAACTAAATGAAATTAGAAGCAATTAATGAAGGCTATGCCATTAATACAATGGTGAAAATTCGGAGAGACAATTCTGAAACAGTTATTATTGACGGCAAAAAATTTGTCCATAAAGACTACACTGTAAAAGAAGAAAACTCACTTGATATTCTAAAAGAAGAGGAGTTTCGCAGTTATTATAAAATAGATATTGATCTTTGGAATAATGTAATAAAGTTCTACGACACAAATTCACTATCCTCATCATTTGTTTCTGACTATTATTCACAAAAAACATCAACTACTAACGATTATGTCAAAGCCTGTTTTATTCTATTTGAAAATAAAATTCTTGATCCTAGAATTAGAAATATCTGTACCGTGTCCTCAATTCATAATTGGGGAAGGCACGAAACAGAAATAGATGGTAAGTATGTTTGGATACCTATACATAAATATGGATTCAACAACTATCTACTAATTAAAATAGAATTGTTTGATTTTTTTGAACTTGGTTATGAAAAAATAAAGTCGCTAGAGTTTTACTACGAAATAGAAAGATACTTTCGGGTTAAGTATAAAGTTGACATATCGAAAGAATTAGATTTTGCAGATGCACTTAAACTGTTAAAAAAACATATAGATGAAACCAACTAACAACAAATCATTACTACACTTCCTGTTTGAAACAATGGGAAAGTTAGAGAGCAGAGAGATTGATGTCGATACTGCTAAGGCTCAAGCTAACCTTGCAAAACAAGCTAACAACGCACTTCGGTATGAACTTGACAGAACTGCACTACAATTAAAGATTAACGAAGCATCAGGAATAGTTGACAAAAACCTGAAAGTTCGTGAAATCGAAATGACAAACCCAGAAGCATAATGAAAAAACTCATCCTCATACTTTCCCTACTCGCCTCCACATCACAGGCGCAACAACGGGACACCCTGACCATTCAGGATATGCAGTACAACCTATTTAGAAGCCATCAGGAGTACAAAACAGGTACGGTGGTGTCTATCATCGGACTACTGGCAATCCTCGCATCTGTGGAGGCTAAAAACTCGGAAATGCCATTACCTGAACTCGGCTACATCGGTGCAGGTATGGTAACCGTTGGTGGAATCATTCAGATTGATAGCCATAAATGGATTGGAAGGGCAGGAAAATTGTTGAAAAAACATAACCGAAAATCACGGAAATAGAGTATATTTGTAGTGTTAAAAGCAGGTAGCCGACTGCTATTAATAACGACATTATTGCCCATGTTGGGGGAGGAGCGGCTACTCTGAACCCTACATGGGTTTTCTATTTTAATATGGCAACGACAACTGTATTTCACGTATTAGAGGAAGGGTCAGAAAGATCATTGGAAGTATTTATTAATAAAGACCAAATGATCTATTTACAGGCTGGGTTACTTGATGAACCACACCAAGAGTATTCAGGCTATGTTTTGATGACTAAGGATGACGCATTAGCGTTATCGGAGGAACTGAAAAGATTAGCAGAAATGTTATGACAGACGGCTGGATAAAAGTTCATAGATCAATTCAGGATTCAGGTTTTTATACCGATTCCTTTGCTGTTCATTTGTGGATTCATTTGGTTATGGAGGCGTGTCATAAACCACGTAAGACTATTTTTAACGGTCGAATTGTGGAACTAAAGCAAGGTCAGTTAATTACAGGGAGAAAAAAGTTAAGTCATGAGACTGGAATTAGTGAGCAAATTATACGAAAATGGCTTGAAATATTTGAAATTAACCAGCAGATAACCACCGAAAAAACCAGCGCAGGAAGCTGTATATCAATAGTTAACTATAAAAAGTATCAGGAAGTTAACCAGCAAACCAACCAACAATCAACCAACGATCAACCAACGATCAACCAGCCATCAACCACTATACAAGAATTAAAGAATGATAAAGAATTAAAGAATTTAAGAAATACTTTAAAAGAGAGTTTTGATTTTTTTGAAAAATCTATCAATGATGAACTTTGGCAGGAATCGGTTATGAGGTCGTGTAAGATCAATAATCCTGCACATTGGATAAACGAGTTTAACGACCATGCAAACGCTACACAGGAACACTACAACACGATTAAGGACTGGCGTAGGCACTGCGTCAACTGGATTAAAAAGGAAATCTTAAAAGATAATCAAAATGACAAATCAAATCCAAAAGATCGAATCGACTCCATCAGGGAATGGGGTGAGCGTATGGCAGCAGGTGGAGGAAGCCAATAAATGCACCAAGATCATGTATGTTCAGAACCTACGGGGCGTATTTGCTCAAATGGTTCAGCGATGTTGCGCTATGCTTGGGGTGAATGGTGAGCGAATGCCAAAAGCCGAAGAGTACGAACTAATGCTAAATTTCGCACTGGATTTTTGGTATAATTACCGAATCGAAGAAATAGAACTTGCCGTAAAAACAAACCTTGCCTGTAAGTTTGAAAACCAAGTACCGTTTCATGGGTATTTTAATATCGACTTCATTAGCAAGGTGTTAAAGGAGTACGATGGTTATAAGCGCAAGATAATGTTGGAAAGTCAGCGCAAGAAAGCATCCGAAACCCCGAAAACCTTCCCCGACACCCCCGACTATATTATCAACGAAAAGTTATACGATGGGCTGATTGACTACGTAAAAACACAGAAAGCTATCCCACAATTTTGGGACTGGTGGAGGATTTATGACCACATGACCGAAAAAGGGATGCTGTCACACCTGACCGTTGAATGGAAGCAGAACTTGTGGGAGCAGGTAAAAACCGACCTTGCTAAAGTCAAGACCGAAACAAAGCTAATGGCGCAATCGGTAAAGGAGATCAGGGATGCGGAAACCATCGGACAGGATGACGAAATTAAGCGGGAGTGCATCAGGCGAACCGTTCACATGATTATTCAGCCCTATTTGGATATTCAATAAGTTTGGTATATTTGCCGTAATTGAATACCATGAACGACAAACCGAACACAGGCGCATTATTCCAAAACGACAAGCGACCCACCGAAAAGCACCCGCATTACAGAGGAAGCATTAACACCGAAACAGGCAAGTATTCACTCTCCTGTTGGGAAACCACCGCACGGGACGCATTTGCACTCAATAAGGGTGCAATGTTTGAGAACCCCGATAAGCAAACCGAAAAGCACCCCGACTACATAGGGGTGATGAACGTAAACCAAACCATGTACTACCTATCTGCTTGGAATCGTGAATCAGCACAGGGGCGCAAATATTTCAGCATCGCATTACGGGTATGGCGCAATGAGTTCACCGCATTACCCGCTAACCATTACTCACTTAGCTGTCAGGATTGGATTAACAAACAATGAACCTCGAAGATCAATTTCAGCAGGCGGTTGCGTCCTACTTAGACCTTAGAAAGTTGTCGTGGTGTCATGTGCCGAATGAGGGCAAACGTGATCCGAAGTCAGGCAATAAACTCAAGCGCAAAGGCATGAAAGCGGGTGTACCTGACTGCCTGATCTTTAACCCACACGGGGAGTATGCAGGCACAGCGATTGAACTGAAAGTGGGAAAGAATACCCAAACCGATACACAAAAGGAATGGGAAGTAAGGCTAATAAACTGCGGATGGTCATACCATGTATGCTATACGCTCGATGAAGTGATACAACTAATTGAATTGAACTATGGAAGATAACACCACCATCGCCCTGATCCACCCCTCACGTGGAAGACCTGATAAAGCACGTGTAGCATATCATGAATGGCTGAAAAATGCTGATAATGATTTTGAATATGTCATCAGTATAGATTCATCCGACCCCAAACAGGCACTATATTTCCAACTTTTTGGCGAAGGGGATGATGAGATTATTCAAAACCCTAACCGCTCCATTGTCGATGCCGTGAATGTTGCGTGTAGTCAAATCGTAGCCGATATTTACGTGGTTATGTCCGATGATTTCGGATGCCCGAAAGGTTGGGATACCATCATCAAACAGGCAATGCCATTAGACCGTCCTGCTGTCATTCAGGTGCGGGATACTATACAGGATGAGATTGTGACACTGCCCATCATGAACCGATTAATGTATGAGAAACTCGGATACGTCTACCATCCCCGCTACTTTAGTATGTTTGCGGATAATGACCTGACCGAGTGCGCTAAGATTCACGGGGAACTTATTAAGCTAGATGTGGTATTTGAGCATCGGCACTATGTGAATAAAAAATCACCTATGGACGCAACTTATGAACGTGAAAACAGTCAGAAAGCATGGGATATAGGGAAGAAGTTTTTTGAAATGAGAAAAAGAACTGGGTTTAAACTCGGCTAATGCTCACCGTCTGTATCCCATATCGCAACAAGGACGCACTGTTTTACAACAGGCTGATTGTGGTGCTGAATAAATACGCACAAGGCTATCCCGTGCAGTTTATGTCGCTACCCAATGACGGCACACGATCCATTGGGCAGTATCGGCAACAGCTACTAGATAACGTAGATACGCCCTATATCTGCTTTATAGATGCGGATGATGAGGTGAACCCGCTGTACTTCGTGGAGGTGTTCAAGGGCATCGAAAAGGGCGCAACAGCAATCGGATTCAAGGGTATCATCACCACCAACGGCATCAACCCGCACCCGTTTGAACATTCAAGCCGTCATAAAACGTGGCACGATAAGCGCATTAAAGGGCGTGTGTTCTATTACCGTCCCATTAACCACCTGAACCCCATAAAAACAGATATTGCCCGACAGATCGGATACAATGACCTGAAACATGGGGAAGATTACGACTATTCACTACGGCTTAGTAAGGCGGGGTTAATTACGCCTGATGAGGAATACTTCATCGAAGATAAGCCGATGTATTATTACCGTTATAGATCAAGGAAATGAGCAACTGCATCGTAACATTCGGTAACTCGGCATGGTATCCTCAAGGGGTGGCACGACTGAAAGCATCCTGTGAAAAGTTCGGCATTGACTGCATGGGCTTCACAGATTATCCTATCGGATGCCCGACCCATTCAGAACTGCCCTACGCATTTAAACTACATTGCATGGAGTATGCGTTTAAGACCTACGACCGTGTGCTGTGGTTGGATTCATCGGCATGGCTTATGAAAGACCCAACACCCATTTTTGACCACATCGAAAAGCACGGGTACTTTATCCTGCACAATCACGGACAGTTCAACGGGTGGTGGTGCAACGACAGGCAGTTAGAGGCGTTCGGTTACAACCGTGATGAGGCTATGACGCAACCTCATGCAGTAGGTGGGATGGTAGGATTTGACAAGATCAGTACGGGGTGGCTGTTTAATGAATGGGCTGACCACATACACCTGTTTAAAGGTAAGTGGGATAATAGCCTACACACAGAAAGCCATGATGACCGTTGCAGGGGTTCACGGCACGATCAGTCCGTATTATCGCTATTAGTGGCAAAACATAACTTGGACTTGCAAAATCAGTCGGGATGGGTTACCTTTGCTCCAGAAGTGTTAGATGGAATCGTAGCAATGCAGGGAATGTAATGAAACCACACGAACTATATCCACATATCGCAGGTGTAGCGTATTCGACTAGGGAAACCTTGCAGAATAGCTTTGATCTTGGATTCAGTGTAGGTGCGTTAGGCATTGAGGGGGATATTGTGGAATGTGGCATCGCAGCGGGGGCAAACTTCGCAATGATGATTCACGGATGCCTGAAAGCAGAGAATCACACTAATCGCAGGTTTTGGGGATATGATTCATTTGAGGGCATCCAGTTGGCGGGTAGGAAAGATGAAGAACAGGCGGGGATTGGAAAGATAACCCATGATGTAAATGTGCCTGAATCGGAACTGCTGAAATCATCGGGGATTACCGTGCATAGTAAGGAATCGGTAACGCATAACCTTGTGAAGTGGTTCAACCCTAATACAAATTGGAAGTTAGTGAAGGGATGGGTACAGAATACCATACCATACGAAGCACCCGACAGCATCAGTATTCTACGGTTGGATATGGACGTTTACGATCCGACTATGTTTGCCTTGCGTCAACTGTACGATAAGGTCAGCAAAGGCGGGTATATCATCATTGATGACTGGGCATTGGCAGGAGTTCGTACAGCAGTCATGGAGTTTTGGGAAGAAAGAGGATTGAAGCCTGAAATTAAAGCAGTGCCGAACAGTACACCGATATATTGGATTAAAAGCTAAATATGTAGTTATCATTTAATTACAATGGCACAGAAGAAAGGACAAACAGGAAACCCCAACGGACGCCCAAAGGGAAGCAAGAACGAACGCACCGTGCAATGGGAGGCGTTAGGTACTGCCATTTCTAGCGTTCACACAGAGCGGTTTAATGCGGTTTTAGCGCAAATGGATGATGAAACATTTGCCCGTAATTACCTGATGGTATTGGAGTATTTTAAACCGAAGTTAGCCCGAACTGAAATACAGGCGGCTGTGGAAACCAAAGAGGTTCAGACGTTCAGCATTGGAGGCAAAGAAATTACTTTTTAAACCCTATCCAAAACAGGATGAGTTTTTAGAAGCCTGTAATTCGGGGAAGTACACGGTGCTTACTTATGGCGGTGCGATGGGTGGAGGCAAGTCGTTTGTTGCCATTGCCTACCTGATCTTTTTATGCAAGGTGTACCCGAATAGTAAATGGTGCGTCATCAGGGATTCAGTGCCGACCATGAAAAAGACAGCATTGGAAACGTTCAAGAAGTTATGCCCGATGAACTTTTTGCAGAACTTCAACCAAAACGACCTGACTGCTACCTTCACCAACGGTTCACGGATTATCTTCATGGCAGAGGATTATCAGAATGATAAGGACTTCGATAGGTTTAAGGGATTAGAGGTGAACGGGTTTCTGTTAGAGCAAATTGAGGAATTACAGGAGGGGTTATTAGATGTGTGCCTGATCCGTGCAGGACGGTGGAGGATAGACCCGATGGCGAAACCGATTATCCTAGCAACGGTAAACCCAACGCAGAACTGGGTGAAGACCCGAATCTTCGAAGCATACCGCAAAGGCACAATGCCTGATGATTGGTACTACCTACCCGCTACCATCGTAGATAATCAGGAGTTGAGTTCTGACCCTGACTACATGAAGAACCTGTCCCGATTAGACCCGCTTACTTACAGGCGTTATGTGTTAGGGGACTGGGATGCGTTTGAGGTGAAAGCACCGTTTTTCTATGCGTTTAAGGAAGAAAAGCACGTAAAACCCGTTACGTACAATCCGATGTTGGAGGTGATGCTGTCCTTTGACTTTAACTGTGACCCAATAACCTGTATTGGAGCGCAGGAAGATGCAGAAGGGTTAAAGGTATTCAAGGAGTGGCGGATAATGGGATCGGATATTTACACCCTGACCGCTCAAATAAAGGCGGATATGCCTCATGCCTTATTCCTAGTTACAGGTGATGCAACAGGCGCAAATAGGTCAGCATTGACAAAGGGGAATATCAACTACTACACCGTGATTGAGAATACCTTAGACTTAGCACCCGCACAGATGAGGCAGTTGACGGTGAATAGTTCCCATGCTGATTCCTACATCCTGTGTAATTCCATCCTGCAAAATATGCCCTTTGCCGTGTCCGATGAATGTCCTCACATGATTTACGACCTGAAAAACGTACAGATTGAGTACAAGGAAGAAAAGATGGTGATACTTAAGGACAGGAAGGATAAAACCCGTGAGGCTGACTTAGCCGACTGCCTACGTTATCTTTTTGCAACTTTTTACGGTGATTTTGTACGGTTTAATATTTAATTGATTATATTCGCACTCGGCTACGGCACAGATGGATGAGCGTGATTTGTTTATGCAATGGCAACACAGCCCATATCACTTATAACCAATTTCAGGTGGTTAACAAGTTATAACGTTACATCAGAGGCTTGGTCAACAATAGCTAGTAGCACCGATGGAGGTACGGCTAATGTGACGTTTTTCATATTAGCCCAAGATATGACCAACGCAACAGTACGGGACACTGTTTTTGCACAAATCAAATTAGCAATACAAAGCTATTACACGGATGTAGTTTGGACAACCGAAACCCATACATGGGGAACGGTCACGATTGGTTTAAACAACTATAATCAGTGGTCAATTAACCTGATCGGAACAGCAACAGATCCAAGTTTAACGGGTACAATGATGTTTGCGCCTACAAACTTTTACACCGCCATTACTCCTAATCTTGCCTATGGTGTGGTGATTGGCAATGCCGAAACTCCCTGCCCCGACTGTCCGCCATCCGTCAACCCAGAAGATGCAACCGACTGCCTTAGCTGTTATCAGCAGGAAGCGGATTTTTGCGATACACCAATCACCATTTTAGGGCTATCAGATAACACGGACTACACGCTGAACATTCTAGACAGTCAATCAGGCAAGACCTACACGTACAGCGTTACAACCGATGGAAACGGTGAAGCGGATATAAACACAGCCGACTTCCCGACAGGATTATTCAGCCCTTACAACAGCCCATTCACGATTACGATAAAGGACACCAACGGAAACCCTGTGGTGTTGACGTATGGCTATGTGAACTATTCCTGTATTGATTTGACTATTATCAACTCCTACTCGGCATGATAACGCTACTAATCATCAATGCGCTGTATATTGTCGGGCTTCACCTTGCAACGGGTGATGAAATGATATTCAGTAAACCTGCGTTGTGGATTGAAACCAAAGTACCGTATTGGGTTACCAAACCACTATTCAACTGCCCTACCTGTATGGCATCGGTGCATAGTATTATACCGTTTTGGTATATGCACGACCTGAATCTGCTTAATTGCGGATATTATGTATTGTACGTGTTTGCCCTTGCAGGATTATCGACCATATTAGCACGATTAACGGAATGACACTACAAGAACTTGGATTCAGCTATTTAGGGACGTGTGCCTGTGCAGGGAAGCCTGAAAGATGGGTAAACGCTAAGAGGTTGGAAGTAAAGAAATGGAAAGATGGGCGGTGGAAGCTACTACGTGGAGGCTTTCTAGTTCGATACGGCAAAGACCCCAACAGCATTGAAACGGAAGTACAACAATACATGACAGAAAATAATCTATGAAGAAAATCTTATTGAAACTACTAGAAATGTTTTCCAAGCCCAAACAGTGGAACTTGGAGGAGGGACACATTGTAGAATTGGCATTCACGGACAGAGGACGCAAGTATTACAAGCTACTCGATATGTGGAATACCTATTCCCAACGTGGATTACAGGCGTTGCAGGTGTATGAGGAATGGGATATGCGATTGAAGAAAGAGGATTTGCAAGACTTCATACTTGGGTTTGAAACTATCCTTCGTAATCAGAAAAGCATTAATATCATTGAGATGGTGAGGCTTGTCGAAATGCTGAAAGAACGCACACAATTCCCCGTACCGACAGAAGACATTGCTTACAAGTTTGCGGCTATTATGTACTTCGATGAGAATGAATCACCGTACAAAGTAGACCCTGACTACATCGCTAAGAAGATCGCACGATGGAAGGAGGCATCCAGTGAGGTGGATCATTTTTTTATATTGCAGCGGCACGTGGATATGCTTCCTTTGCCACAGCTATCAGAGGACGTTTTAAGGAAATGTTTGATAGCAGTCGAACAAGTGAACGCCTCGCAGTTGGAGTACATCCAGCAATTAAACTCGCAGGAATCAACGAACGTGGATTCATCCAACGCACAATGATGCGACAGCGTTACGGATTGGATATAGATAGATTGACATTATGGGAGTATCTACTGCTCCTTGAACATACAGACAAACAAGATCAACAGTCTAACCAATAAAAAACTAAAACAAAATGGCAACAAGAATCGACATCGGAATATGCTCACAGATAGCATCAAGTAAAATTGTATCATTACCAGTTAACATTTCAGAAGACGGTGTAACGCAATCATCATTTGAATACGTATTTGCAGCGGAAGATTTTTCCGTAGTATACGACACGGTAAACACGCAAATCGGCACATTACACTTGGGTTGTTGTAACTCCCTGACTATCTCTAACGGATTGTTTCAGGAGTGGTATTACAATGGTGCAGCACAATTAAACCCCGTTGCGCTGATCGGTCAAGTAGTTCAGGACGTTAGCCAATACGCATTTGTATAATGACTTACTCCTTCGTCAGCTATTCCGCTACACAGATCAAAGTCACCGAAGATACCCGTGAGTACATCTACAAAAAGGTGTACTGCACGACTTCGGTAGATGGTGATTACTTTATTTTCAGCACTCACAACGCTGAAACAGGGCTGATGATGCAACAGTACAAGCTACTCTACACCGATTGTAGCGCACCATCAGAAGCATCAGCATCGGCACTCAAGACAGCGGTTGACGCTATCGTGAACAGCTATGCGGGTGGTGGAGGCGGGACAGTCACAACTACCACTATCACGGTCACAACACCAATCAAAGAATTTAGCGCAACAGTCACGGATACATCTGCAACGGCACTGTCTAAAGTGATGGCAACTCATAGCCCGACAGCGCAAACACAGGCAAACTTCGGAAGCGCAATATTTATCTATTCAGTCCCTGCAAGTGGAAGTATCCTATTTACCCTTGTAGCCACAGAGAATGACTTGTTATACGGTGATTACATAATCAATTATACTATCAGCACATGATTATTTATAATGACGGCACAACGCTCAACAGCACCAATCTTGAGCGTCCGAGGACAGACGTAAGAACATCGGGGTCAATCGGTATTCTCAATGGTGAAGTAGCACTAGCCCTGAACGGTGAAACGACCGCTACTATTGATATGCGAACAGCAGCGTTTAGCGGAACAATCACTATTCAGGGAACTATTGACGGCACAAACTACATTACGCTTTCCGCATTTAACCCACTCACTGAATTGTGGATTACCACATTCACCGCAGCGGGGCAATGGGTACTGCCTAACATCGCAGGGTTTGAAATCATCAGATGTATTGCCACCTCCTACACATCAGGGGCTGCAACGGTAACATTAAACGCATCCATCGGAAAGACCGCATCCATACTTAAGCCAATACCCGCAAACCTTACAGGAACAGCAGTAGGTACATCGGGGTCAGCAGTAACGCTGACTATTTCCAGTGGTGGTGCGGGGCTGTATCATTACATCTGCTATCTACGTATCGACCGCTTTGCAGTGGCATTGCTGACAGCGGGTGCAACGCCTGTAACGGTAACAACCACCAACATTAGCGGGTCAATCGCATTTAGTTTCCCTGCTGATGCAGCGGCTCAAGGCACAATCAACACACAGGAGATTTCACCATCGAACCCGATTAAATCTACCACAGCAGGAACTAACACAACCATTGTGTGTCCCGCTACTACTAGCGTGATTTGGAGGGTAACAGCAGTGTACTACGTATCAGCATAACCACAGATGGCAACAGAAAACATTCAGATAAAATTCACCGTTGATAAGACCCAACTAGACGGGGCTGTTGCATCATCCAAGACCCTTGAAGCGGAGTTAAAGAAAGCAGGTGTGTCGGCTCAATACATGGATTCGGCACTCGAAGGAGTTGACGAAGCATTGAAGGAGGCGGGTGTAGATGCCAAGACGTTTAACAAGGCATTAGAACAATCCGCACAATCCACCAAGACCCTCCGCACTCAATTAGCAGAAGCAAAGAATGAAGCGGTTAGAATGTCCCAACAGTTTGGTGCGTTCAGTAAGGAAGCGCAAAACGCTGCTAAGAAAGCCGCTTTAATCAAGGATGAAATAGGCGATCTGAATGATACACTGGACGCATTAAATCCAGATGCCAAGCTAAACGCATTCGTGAAGTTAGGGCAAGGTATTCAGGGTGGATTCCAAGCCGCTACGGGTGCATTGCAACTATTCGGAGTAGAGAATGAGCGCATCACCAAATTAGCTCAACAGTTTCAGGGTGTGTTGAACTTAACGCAGGGGATTAACTCTGTGTTGCAGTTGAAGGACGTTTACGGACAGTTGCGGTTGGTATTGGGGGTGACTACTACGGCACAGGCAGGACTGAATACTACAATGGCGGCGGGTGCATTAGCAGCAGCCCCTTACATCGTGGCTATCGGTGCAGTATTAGCCGCTACATACGTGCTAACAGAGGGCTTTGACGATGAAGCGGAGGCTATTAATAAGCTAATAGCAGAACAGGATAAATTAACAGCAGGAACTTTAGCCGCTGCTAGATCATACCTAGATTTCATTGGTGCAAATGAAAAGTTGTATCAATTAATGAAGGAGCAAGGTTCAACTGAATTGGATATTTTAAATGCACGTTTAAAGAATCTTAGCGTTGACCTTGACCTTTTAAAAACAGCACGTGAAAAGGCAAACCAAGCCGAGTTCACTACGGAAAACTTAGAACTGCAAAGGGAGTTAGATAAGCAGATCAATGATACCATTGGTGAACGTGCTATACTCTTACAAAAGATAGCGAATGAAATACAGCGTATCTACATTCAGAGTTTAAAAGATGCACAGGCACAAAGGGAATTAGAACAGGCTGCGACCAATTCACTGAAAAATCAATTTGAATCAGAGTTTCAATCACGATTATCAGCAGCAGATAAGGCACTTTCACTTAATAAAATAGTCAATGAGATTCAGAGTAAAACGACATCGGAGCGGGTAAAAAATGACTTAAACTCTGAATTAATTGCGCTTGAAAGAAAGCGTGAAGCCTATATTGAGTTTGGAAAGGACACAGAGGAGATTGACGCACTAATCGCACTGAACCGCAAGAAGTTCAGAGAGGAAGAGCAAAAGGAACAAATAGAATCAGACGAAGAAAGGAAGACACGACAGATAGCAAATGCGAATTTTGCATTGAGCGTATTACAGGAAACCTTATCCGTTTATCAGACATTCCAACAAGCCCAATACACCGAAGAACTACAAGCACTTGAAGAATCAAAAAGACAGGGTGCAATAAGTGAAGAAAGGTATCAGGAAAAGCTACGAAAGATAAAACGTAAAGCAGCAGAGGAGGATAAAAAGTATCAGATATTCGCAGCTACAATGGGAGTGGCTCAAGCGATTATTGCCGCACTTAGTACAACACCCGCACCAGCAAGGGCAGCGGCTGTTGCATTAGCTTCAATTGTAGGAGCGGCTAACCTTGCAAGGATAGCAGCAACTCCGATTCCAAAGTTCAAGACGGGAACACTAAATGTAGGAGGTGGCAATGTAGATGCTGATGGTGGTATGCACGCCATAATTCACAGAGGCGAAGCAATTATCCCCGCTGACCGCAACAGGGACTACCATCCAACTATTTCTGCACTGTTTAAGAGGCAGATAAAACCATCCGATATAAATAGCTTTGTGGAAATGAAGCTAAAAGGTCGGATGAACAACACGGTGAACGCAAAGATTAATGCCCGTGAATTAGCGGGTGTAATGCCTAAGAATGATAATGTGAATATTCGCAATTCTGCACTTTTAGCTAGGCAGATCGGAAAAGAAATTGCACGGAATAACGACCCCCGCATGAGATGATAAGATTTCTATTTGATAACACAGAAGTAGATAACCCCTCCAACTTTGAGGAGTTAGAATCCGCATTGAAACTCGATGAGGTGCTTAACGCTGTCTTATTGGTAGAAGATACTTCACTCACTTTTGTCGGTTCTGCTTATGATTACCTCACAACCAAAGAACTCGAAGGGTTCTGCACGGTGATAGATGTAACCGTACAGGATACGTGTGGAGGCAATGTGTACAGTACCATTATTGAGGGAAAGATATTTATATCTGATGTAATTTTTAATGAGCGATTATGTACGGCTACGGCAAAGATCAGGGATCGGTCGTTTTACTCCATGATTAACAACAACAAGAGCGTTGAAGTTGTTGCAACTACCAATCAGACAAAGAATCTCGAAGTAATGACACCCGCCACACTATATAACTTAGACGTGTACGGGCTGAATAACGTACTTCTATTTAACAACGTCCCATCGTATCGCATCTTTGAAGTGATACGTACAGCAGTTGCATTCCTGACCGATAACCGTGTCGGGTTTGCTTCGACTATCTTCGACATCGGAGGGGACTATGAAGGGTGGTGTATTACCAACGGTGCAATGCTTCGTACTGCTACCATTGCTGACATGACCTCTTCCACGTTTGATAAAATCATCCGTGAATTAAAGGCGAGGTTACCGATTAAGTTTACCATTGAAAACCCCTACACCGCACCTGTATTGCGTATTGAATTGGAGGACTACTTCAACGGAACGGACACCGCATTTGCAATAGATGACATCTACGAAATCACCCGTAAATACGAGGTGAATAAATTATACAGCCGTGTAGATATTGGATCAAGTGTTGTGGATGCTGACTTATCACTTTCCTTCCCTGAAAATATCCGATTTTTAGGATTCAGTGTAGAATCATACACCGTACTAGGTGAATGCAACATCGACACCACATTAAGCCTTCAAGGTGATTGGATTGTGAGTAGTAATGTGATTGAAGCCATCACCACTAACGGGGATCAGGGATACGATAACGACATTATACTGTTTGCCTCCGTGCTTACAGACGCATCTAACGGACGCACATCGAATAGTAATTTCCTGAACTTAGACCCGCCTCTATACTACTACAATGAATCCCTGACCAATCAGGCAATCTTTGACCGTTACGTTGGGGCTATTCCGAATAGCTTAGCAGCGTTTTCAGGTGCTAAAGGTGATGGTATATTCAGGGCGTTTGTAGGTAGTCCCATTGCAGTTGCTTCGGGTGCATTCATAAATAACTCGGTTGACACTACCAACGTAGCAGTCAACACGGGTAGTTACTTTGACGGCACGGATAAATTCACGGCAGGAGTAGCGGGAGTGTACGACATCAATATCCACATGGAGTTTGATTGCGATGTGTTTGCAGGAAACCGTGCGGATATTACCATGCGTATCCGTCAATTTGATAGCACGGGAACATTAGTACAGACCATCGTACCCGTAGCAACAACAGGCGGAACAACGTACAGTTATTTCAGTACTGGCTTAAAAGTATTCGACCGTTCAGCACGGGTAGTAATGAATGCGGGGAATTACTTGCAACTATCCTTTACTAAACTTGACCAATTCGGTACAACATCGGAAGGGGATATTACAGTAGATACCTACTGGGAGTGCGAAGAAAATACCGTTGGCGGTGGTATATTCAAGGACTACGATTATCAGGATTACCCGATTAATATATTTGAATTTGAATACCCATTAACCGCTACACAATGGCAGACGCTGATTGCAGACCCAAAGCAAAAGATTAACTTTGCGATGGAAGGACAAACACCACGTACTGCCTACATTAAGAATGTGACCCGTAACCACGTGACAGGAGTAACAACATTCAGCCTCATAAACACGACCACGCAAAATGCCTCTTAGTTTCATACCTAATCAGCCGTTTATCTGGCAATCCCCGCTTCCCGATCAGCCATGCCTGAACAACGATAACAGGGCGTATGCTCAAATCGTACAGCCGAATGATACCGTGTGCGTTCAGCAGATAATGACCCCGTGCGATGACGCTATAAACTGTGAGCCGCAGATGTTTGCCGTTGGTACTAACTTTGGGTTTGTAGCAACTCTTGGAAGCGGTTGGAGTTCGGGAGGCGGTAATTACAATTACAGCGGTTCGGGTGGTGTTGTTGGTAACGTAACACTTACACCTTCATCACCACTTACAGCAGGTGTTCCGTATCAAATAGAACTCACCGTTGTATCAGTTACTGGGACTTGTGGAATATTTGTTTCGCTTGGATTAGACACCTATGCAACTGAAATCACAGAAGCAGGACAATACAGATTTTACCTGATATGCCAATCAACCACCGATGATCTCGTATTTACCATGAACGCATCCGCCACTTCTGCTGGGGATACAATGGTAATTGAAAATGGGTCTATTGGTAGAACAGATTTTAGTCAGTGTTGGTTTGATTCCTTGCCGTTTGGTTATCCGTGTTGGGGCTACACATTTGACCTTCCTAATCTTAACGGTAAATTCTGCTCCATCACGGATTTCGGAAGCCTTACTAACCTGACCGCATACACAGCAGATGGAAACTATCACCGTGTAAATCTACGCATCACCGATTGCACACAGGGAGGATTGGAGGTGATATTAGGCGGGGTGTATCTAGGCACAACAGCAGGTAATGGTGAGTTTCAGTTCTACGGTGTACCAACAGATACATCGGGAACGTTAATCCTGACTAAAGCAGAAAACTTTGACGGGTGTGTTGACAACGTAACCGTTGATGATTTCGGATTAGTGGATGCTACCGATTTACCAAACTCCGTATATCAACTCATTGTTATCAATCAGTCAGGCACTGGTGCAACAGACGAAATTGAGTTTGTGCTGAATGATGACCGTATAACGTGGTGCTTCGATGTGTCGGACTTAACTAATGGAGGCTTCCCGATTGAACTAGGGTGCAATATTGACTACCGACTGCGATTAACAGAAGATTGTGGAGGCGGTGCAACCACTTACGATTCATTAACGGTACTGCGATATAACCCCGATGGATGGGATTGCACCTTTGTTGTGGAAGGGTACAGTGACGGCTATAACTTGGGATTCTATTTCGGGGCTACTACTAACAACGTGTTTAAACTTACACAGCGTTTGCGCATCCTGCAATTCGCTCCTAAATATCCAACACAAGGTGAGGAATATCTGTTTAGCAGTGGTATCTTTGGCAGATCATACGCACAACGTGGAAAGGTTAGAACAGCCCACTTTGACTACGTGGATGAGCCTACGCATGATGTCATCAGCACACAGTTAATCTGCGATGTGCTAACCATTGACGGGGATGTGTACTTTGCGCCTGTAAAGGACTACGAACCTGAATGGGATGAGAACCGATACAACCTTGCACAATCAAAGGTTGATATGATACGAGTAACTGAACCTGTAATATTTAAACGATCCTGCTAGATGAGCATCGGAGTTATCACCATAGCCACCAAACACGCCATGTATGGGCGTTATGCCTACAACCTTGCCGTGTCATTACGGGCAATCAGTCCGACTATTCCCATCACGATAATAGCTGATGAAGTTGGATTATCGCACCTTGACGATTATAAGCGCACCGTGTTTGATAAGATCGTAACTCCTGAACTGTGCGACTACCACAACGGGGCTAAATGTACTCCGCTCACATTAAAGTATCACCTCTACAAGTACAGTCCGTATGAGCATACCATCTATGTGGATGCTGATACCATCTTCACCCCGATGAAGAAAGCAGAAGAACTGTTCAGAGCGTTGAAAGGCATACCGTTTACGATTGCCAACAGAGGTGAACAAGACCCAAGTAAAGGCGTATCTGAATGGGTTGAATCAGGCGTGTTAGATGTGCCGTATTGGTATGATCTATCCAGTGAATTTATCTACTTTGAAAAGAACGTACAGGCACAATCCGTATTTGAGAACGCACTACGATTCTATAAGGAAGGTGACCTGCAAACCAAGATATTTGCGGGGGACAAACCCGATGAGCCGTTCCTGATGATGGGAATGATTCACTGTGGAATACGACCGCACCAAGCACCATACAAGCCTTCGTATTGGCAATGGGCGGAGAAAGGATATAAAAACGCCATGCAGATAAAGCAGGAGTATTACCTGTTCTCAATGGGTGGGAAGTTTATACCCCGACCCATGCAGAATGTTTATAATGAACTGTGTAAGAATGTTCAGTACATCACAGGGTTACAGACCTTCACGGTCAACCACAAGAAGAGCGTAATGCCCGAACGAGCCGTAATTTAACAAAGCCATGTCAGTAACAGCATCATTCATTGAGAAGTACATCACTAACCCTGATTTACGCCATAAGTTCTATGAGCAAACCACCGAAAATGCAGAGGCAATAGACCTACACGCTTCGGGACGGTATGCCTATGACCTGATTGATGAGCGAAGACCCGCTGAATCAGATCAGATCAAAGCCTATCGTAAGAAGATTTTCGTGGCTAAAACTAAGCCAGTCTTTACCAAGATATACAACTCCCTGCAAAAGATCAACCGAAGCCCCGACTTTGCAATCCTATTCGATAAGGAACTGCCGAGCCGAGTACCTGAAATGGAATCTTTGCAACGGTTCATCCATGAAGGTATCCCGAATTTCGGTTCGCTAAATGGGTGGTTTTGGAATATCGGATTCAGATACTACCTGATTGATGCCAATGCTTGGGTGCTGACGTTACCGATGAACTTTGATTCACCCGATAACGAGTTTTACCGTCCGCTTCCACAGGTGTTCACATCGGATGCAATCATCGACTATCGTGAAGGGGAGTATTTCGTAATTCAAACCTCCAACACTGAACGCTATGAGGATGAACAGAACTACACCTATTCCGATGGTGCTAAGTTCATGGTCATCACGCCCGAATCTATTCAGGAGTTCGACTATCAACCACGTAGAGGCACTATCACAGAAATCTACAACCGTCCCAACGAGATTGGGTACATTCCTATCCGCTCCATGCGGGGAGTGTGTGTAGATCAGAAGGAAGGATACAACCTGTATGAATCCCGTATTGCGGGGATTGTACCGATGCTGAATGAGGTTCTTCGAGAGTACTCGGATATGCAGGCAGAGATCGTGATGCACATTCACAGCACCATGTGGACTATACAGCCACAAGCCTGTACAACGTGTAAGGGGAGAGGCGTAATGCGTTCCAGTGCTGAATCAGCACCCGTACAATGTAAGGATTGCAACGGTGTAGGAATTGCACCGCTGAATCCATTTGAACACCTGACTATTCCGATGCCAAAGACAGGGGAGAATGCAGTACCAACCCCACCAATGGGATATGTGCAGAAACAGACCGATATTGCACGGTTGCAGGAAGAGCGCATCCGTCAACACGTTTACGATGCACTCGCCTCGATTAACATGGAGTTCTTAGCCGAAACACCTGTAACGCAATCAGGAGTAGCAAAGCAAGTAGATCGGGAAGAATTGTACTCAACCGTTTACAGCGTTGGTGCGGATTGTTGCAGAATTCTTGCCGAGATCATTTATGATATTAACCAGTGGAGATTCAAACCCGCTAACTTTAGCGATACCGAGCTAGATGATATGTTGCCTGCTGTGACCGTTCCTGAACGCTTCGACTTGCTTTCCGCTAACCTGCTCATTGATGAGATTACCAAGATGTCACAGGCAAAAGTAGACCCCGCCATTATCAACGCTGCACAGATTGACCTCGTAGAAAAGCGGTTTGTAAATGACCCGACACTACGGGACATGGTGAAGTTAAAACTACTGTTAGACCCGTTTGCGGGGATGCCAGAGGAAAACATATCCATGATGCGGATGTATAATGCCGTATCCCAAACCGATGTTGTCATCCATGCCAATATCAACGACTTTGTAAACAGAGCATTAAACGAGGTCAGGGATTTTGGTGGATTACCACACCGTGAACAGCAGGAGATCATCCGAAAGTATGCCGTTGAGAAAGAACAGGCAATGAGAGCAAACTTAATCGAAACACCACCAACTGAATAATGCCACAAGGCGATAAGATCATAGAGGAATTAGAATCACTCATTGAGAAACGAATCAATGGGTTTACTGCCTCTATGCCTTCGGTTCAGAAACAAGCCTATGCGGAGGTGTTGGAATTAACTTCCCAACTGGAGAAATACAAGGACGGCACGATTAAAGTATCCGCATCCAATATCCGACTAATAGCCAAGATCAAACAACGGCTACTAGAAGTGATGATAGATGGCAAGTACGAACGGGAATTAAAGAAACTAGTCAGCACCTACGATGATATTACCAAACTACAAAACGCCTACTTTGCCACAACGGTAAATGATTTCACCGTCCCCGCTGTACTTGCTGAACTGCAAAAGCAAAGCATAGACATCACGATCGAAAGTTTAGGACGGGCAGGAATTGAGGTGAACGTCATTAACCCTGTCAGGGATATTCTAACCAAGAACATCACCACAGGAGGCAAGGTATCGCAGTTCACGGAAGAAATCAGAGCGTACCTAATGAATGAGGGAGAAACCGAAGGGAGGTTAGTAAAGTACGCTAAACAGATAACCACAGATGCCCTGAACCAATACAGCCGAAACTACAACAAGGTCATCAGCGATGATCTCGGCTTCGTGTTTTGGCGTTATTCGGGGTCGTTAAAGGAGACTTCCCGTGAATTTTGTGTGAAGATGATTGAGGCTAAATCGGGGTGCATGAAGTACTTTCACACTTCACAGATTCCTGAACTATTAGAGGGGCGCATATGCGGGGAACAGATACACATAAATAAAAAGACAGGACTACCAAGCGGAATGATGAAGGGTACGAACGTGGCTAATTTCTACGTGAATGCAGGGGGCTTTCAGTGCAACCATCAGATCTACGGGGTAGCCACAGCCGTAGTCCCGAAAGAATTACGGCAACAGTTTGGAGTAGAATAATTCATATATTTGCACATACAACTAAAAACTGAAAACAATGAACGAGCAAACACAAAAACTTCTTGAGCAATTAGCAAACAAACTCGGAACTACTTCTGAATATTTGTGGAGTATTCTGATTAAACAAGCCCCAATATCTGCAACTATTGAATTGATTCAAATAATATTCATATTTTTTGTTGGATGGGGTTTGTATAAAATACATAGAAAGTTAATGGAACAACCCAAAAACCAAGACTATTGGAAAAGTTATTATGAAAAATACGATCCTCAAGCCGCTGTGCCAATGATTTTGGTAACTGTTGGATGGGGATTGCTTATGATGATTTGCTTCTGTTCGTTTAGTAGTATACTAGCAGGATTTTTTAATCCTGAATTTTGGGCATTAGATTATATTATGAAGACACTTCAAATAAAATAATTGCACCTAAACATGGAACAACAAAAATTCATCAGTGTATGGCGGGACGGTCAGCACTGGTTTGATTCACCCGAAACCAATCAACAGGAGGTTGAGGATATGCTTGTTAAAAGAGGCATATCAGCTAAGTGCGTAATTCTTCCACAGGGAGAAACACCAAAAGCACCAAAGGTAAAAGTCATTACACCCAAAAAGTAACACCAAAAACAAAACCACATGAACGCAGGAGAATTGATTCACGCCCTTGCCGAGCGCACGGGATACGACACGACACCACTCAAGGACTTGTTGGCTAACCCCGCATTGTCACAGATTACACTGCCCGATGATTTTAAACCCGCTGTACTTAATTCGCTACTCACAGTAAATGAAGCCAAGATCAACGGTGAACTGAAAAAGCACTTTGCAGGGGTTCATCTCGGCTCTGTGGATTCCATCATCAATGACATGACCGATGAATACGCTCTGCCCGATGACGTAAAGGGGGTGCTGAAAACAGAAACCAACTCTTTTGAGCGCATTAAGCTATTCACGAAAGCACTTGCTAAAGCGAAGGAAGATGCGGCTACTGCTGTGGGCGGTGAAAAGAAAACCCTTGTTGAGCAGATCAACAAACTCAATGCAGAAATTGCCTCCGCTAAAGATCAGCTAAAAGCGGAAACAGCACGGATTGACAATGAGTGGCGGGGCAAGTTTGGTGACCACCTTGTGAATAGCAAATTCACGCAATACGATTACGCAATGGATACCATTCCCGTTGACGTACAGGCAACATCAGCACGGACACTATTTGAGCGCAAACTTGCTGAAAAGGGCGGGAAAATGAAATTTGTTGATGGCAAAGTATCCCTTGTATCCTCCACAGATGACGCACTACCTTTCACCATTGACAACAAGCCCGTAGAGTTTGACAGTTTTGCGGATTCAGTGGTGGCAGAGAATAAACTGATTAAGGTAAAAGGTCAGCAACCACCATCACCAAGCCCAACACCTACCCCGACACCCGTACCGACAAAGATCACGACACCCGCCGCTAAATTACAGGTATCATCAGCCCTGAATGATTTACGTGCAGGTTCACAATAAAGACAGGGATTGAAGTGTTAGTATGTGAGAAGCCCCCTTGCTTATGTGAGGGGGTTTTATTATGTTTGCACTTCACATACAAAATCATGATCCTATCCATCCTTATCCCATCCATCCCATCCCGACTTGAATCGCATCTGATACCGCTAATCCGTGAATTGGAGAGGCAGAATCATCATAATCATTCGGATGTATTATCTATTGAAATCCTTTCACTTTGTGATAATAAAAGGCGAAGCATTGGAGCAAAAAGACAAGCGTTGATGAATATCGCTCAAGGGGAATACATTACCTTTTTAGATGATGATGATAAACCTGATGAGCAGTATATTTTACGGTTTGTTCAATCATACGTAAGTTACCTTAATGCACTCCCCGATGTTTTCACTTTCAATCAAAAAGTCATTCTAAACGGTGAAGAATACGCACTGCAATTTCAGCACGGACACCCGACAAATGACGAATTAGTAAAGGACGGTATTGCAATCCGACCCCCTTGGCACGTGTGCTTTTGGAGGCGTGAAGTAGTACAGCATTGCACATTCCCCGACAGCAACTACGGTGAAGATTGGGCATGGGCTGAACAAGCAAATAAGAAAGCAAAGCACGCACATCATATCAATCACGAAATGATGACCTACGTATATGATTCAAAAGTATCAGAAGCTAATCCTGAATAATGAAATACTCACAAAACGATGAACAGCACTACATCCTGCAACACCTAGAAGGCGTTACGGGAAAGTTCCTAGACTTAGGAGCATTTGACGGCATTACATTCAGCAACACCTACGCACTGTTAGAACGTGGATGGGAAGGTGTGTACGTGGAAGCATCCCCGAAGATGTTCACTGCCTGTCAGCGTAACTTAGAGGGAAAGAATGTGCATCTATGCCTTGCCTGTATAACGCATGAGCCTGTTTTCGGAATGACTACATTCTACGATAACGACCAAGCCACCGCAACTACTGACATCTCACACGTGGAGAAATGGAAAGCGCAAACACCTTTCCAAGCTATTACGGTTATGCCCGTGCATATCAACACCATCCTATCCCATTACGGGACTGATTTTGATATGGTATCCCTTGACATTGAAGGACAGAGTGCGGAGTTATTCTTAAAGGTATTCCCGTTAATGCCAAAGGTAAAAGTTTGGGTAGTGGAACACGACAACCGAAAGGATGAAATATTTGCGCTTGCAAATGGGTTTCAGTGTGTGTATGAAAACGGAGAGAATGTGGTGTTGGTGAAGATATAAAGTATTGTATGTTACGGTTGGTTACCCCCGTGTGAGCGATTCATGCGGGGGCTTTGTTTTGGTATCACCCTCCTGCAATCAATACCCGCCCTACGTAACCACATCAACGCCCGTGAATCCGTAACCGAAGCCTTGCAGATATTCCATAGAATGTCGATCATGGGTTAAATTTAACACATTTTACTTGTTTTTCACAAAATCTTATTATATTTGCCTCACTCAAGGCAGAGTACAGGCTGTAATATCAGCACAGGCATTGGGCGAAAGCCACAGATTAGGGGTACTTTACCCACACTAGATGAATCTAATTTCTAAATCATCTCTTAATCATGGCATCTCAACAAGGATTCTGCGAAGCAATATTGCTTCACTTAGACAGCATTGCGGGTATGAATTACCCAGCAAAGAAAGTCACCCCAGTAGGTTTCACACAAATGCTGCTCGATCAGCCTATTGCATACACTCCTATTCAGGAAGGTTTCACAGGCGGTCAAACACGTGCAGTTAATATCAAATACGCCACACGTGGAACGATTGCACAGGTTTCTACTACTGACACCTGCGCTGTGGACGTACAACCACTCTTCAAGGAAACATCAGCAACCGTAGATAACTTCGTATCGGTTGGTATTTGGATTCCTGATTCTCAAATGCGTCAATACTGCGAAGATGCAACCCGCACAGTAGCGATTGGCGCACCTCCAACACAGTTAATGGCACAGGTACTGGACTTCGTACTGCTTCAGATGAACAGCCTTTATCAGAAGCAGGAATCAGTCCTGACTACTGCAATGGCTTCAACATTCGGAAAGCACAAAGCAACAGGATCAGCATCAGCCGTAGCAGTAAACATCGAGCAGGACGGCAACCTCAACGACCTCACAGCAGGGGTATTGAAGATGTTGGTTGATGCTCGTGCCAATGAGTTCTGTGGTACACCTCGTTTCGTTGGTGCGCTCGGAGGCTTAATGGATGCTTACGATATGCAGTACCGTATGCGTGGACTGTCAGCAGGTGTAGGGTTGGATAACCGTGCATTACTTGATAGTGCCGCATTCCGTTTCTACGCATCAGGATTGGCAGGTACTACTTGGGGTTCTACCAACGTAGGTATGTTCAGTGAAGATTCAGCGCACTACCTTGAATACTTGCAGAACGTAGGTGCATGGGCAGGAACACGTGGTAACTCCACATTCTCTACCATCATCGACCCACGTATGCAGTGTTGGGCAGAAGGTAACACGCTCGGCAATGTCCGTTGGGATATGCAGGTTCGTTACGCTGACTGTCCTGAAGATGTTGCAAACTTCATCACATCAGGTTACAAGAACGTGAACACGATCTCTGGACGTGGTTACCTTGTACGTATCTACAAGTACTATGATCTTTTCGTAACTCCTACGGATGCTTACGATGGTGCTGATGTACTTGCAGGAAGCAACGGAACACTGCGCTACTCCCTGACTAATACCTAAGATTTAAACTCTTAACGTGGAGGTGGGTGTAATGCTCACCTCCATTATTCGCATCCTATGAACTGCTTAAGAGATTACATCGGGTTACGGTACTGCGGAAATACTACCACCCCACCATCAGGATTATATGTGAATGACCTCACAGGTATTTCACTACGTCAACTCACGTCATTAACCGATGAGGAATCAGCTACGTTTACCGAGTTGTGGAATACAATTCAGACACGTGCTGAATCCCGTTTCGCTGTGGATGTACGTGATGCAATGGGGTCTAAGTATAAGATCAGCACACTCAATCAGGCGGTAAATATGGGGCGTGGTATTGAATCCACATCAGCCTCCGCACCGTCAAACATGAGTGGTTTCGTCATTGAGTTGGTTGACCCATCCGTGACGGAATTTATACCATCAGCCCTTACGTATATCTCTATACAAACACTGCAATTCTATGCAGATGCGTCCGACGCAGGGGAAACCAAGACCGTAGCGATCTTCGACACTCTTACAGGTGCAACACTATTCACCACCTCTGTAACGCTCACAACGGGATGGAATGTGGTACAGGTTAACACCAAGCTAACAGGGTCATTCAATTCGCTTCCTAATCGGGTGTTTTGTGGTATTACTTCATCAGCCCTTACCGTATTTGACATGGATACCCCTGCTGATTTAATCGGTACGGGATGCTGTCAGGCACGAATTAGGGGCGCATACAGTTCGCAAACCACAGGCATTACAAGCGATGATCTGACCTACACAGGCAACACCTACGGGTTATCTGCTACATTCAGCGTTCAGTGTGCATGGGATGGTATGGTATGTCAGAACAAGGACATCTTTGCCCGACCTTATTGGTACTGCTTAGGCGTGGAACTGCTCACAGAGCAGATGTATTCTACCAAGCTAAACAGCTACACCACCATTGATAAAATGACGGCTGCAAAGCTACGTGATGAGTTCATTATAGAGTATAACAAGTCACTTTCACAGATATGCGATAACATGGAACTTGACTGCGATTGTTGCATTGAGTGTTCAGGGTCGGTGATGGCGGTGACATCAAATCAATTCTACTAATGTGCGGATGCAAGAAACCCCGTAAAGGTGGCAAACGATGAGCATTGAGATAATCAATCCATTGCAAGGCAAGTTAAGCAAGATGGTATCACAGCAGAGCCTAGATACCTTATGCCGAACTATTGCACAAACCATGTTAGGGGAAGTACGTGACAGGGTTCACATCGAAGGAAAGAACGCCAATAATACACAGATCGGGCAGTATAGCCCCGACTACATTAAAGTAAGGGTGCGAAAGTATAACCGCACCGCTAATCCTAAAGTGATACTAGCACTGACAGGGCAAATGGAAAACGACTGGAGTGTGATTCCACTAGGGAATATCAGTTATGGACTTGGATTTAAGAACTCATTTAATGCAGATAAAGCGGGATGGGTTCAGGAAAAGTACGGGCGCATTTACAGCCTGACAAAAGATGAACTTGCAATGGTGCAACTCATTGTTAACGATTGGATAAATAAACAACTCTAATGCCG